TTGCTAATTTTGTTTCTGTGTCCGCATCTGTGTAGGCTTTATCTCTAGCCGTAGCCCCAGTGTTCTCTACTGGTTTAGATAAAAAGTCAAAGAATTTAGATTTATCTTTCTCTTGAATTGTAAGACCTTTAAACTCTTTATTAGTAGTTATAGTCTCACGAACTCCATCCCAAAAGTCTTGTCTTCCGGCATCCTCTTTCATCTGTCTTTCACTTTGTGCTTTAAGTTCCACTTCTTTTATTTCTTTTTGATATTTAATTAAAGCCACTTTAGCTTTAACTGACTTTTCATAAAGTTTATCACCATCTGAATAATCCGATAGAAGTTCAGATATGAAACCCTCATCATGTCCTTTAATTTTTAAATACTCAGACATAATAGCTTGCTGCGAATTTATATTATCAGGAGTTATTTTAAAATCCTCCAAATCTTTTATTGTATTAGATCCTGTAACAAATTGCCTAGTATCACCCCCATTCATAACATATTCCAAATGTTGTTTTATTTCTGGATATGTTTCAAATATTTTATCAAGCTGTCCTTCAGCAACCTTACCCGCTAATTCTTTAGTCATTTCGGTTAAACCTTCTGGAGTGTCATCATACTCTCCCTCTAATGTATACCCAAAACTTGAAGCAATTTCCCCAACAACAGATTCATCTGCTGCCTCTACTGAATCTTTAGAGTCTCCTAGTTGTACTTCTTCTTTTACTTCTTCTTCTACCTCTTCTTTTATTTCTTCTTCCTCTAATACTTCAGGTACAACCTCATCTTTTATTTCTGTTGGAGATTCCTCCTTACTGTCCTCTGCCAAATCTGGCTCGGGAGACTCTAAAATACCCTCACCAATCATATCTTCAAAGGTGATGTCTTCTAGTTTAATTTTATTTTCTGTGTTATCTGCCATAGTTTAGTTTAGTTTAATGTACAAAGATAGTTATTATTTAGTTAATATTAAAATATTTTTCTTAGGTTTAATTGCTCTTTACTATATACCACTTATTTAAGCTTTGTCCATATTTCGCATTAATTGCTGCCTTAATAAAGGATCTTTTATATTAGGAAATGGATCTATAGTCTTTTTTTCCTTCTTCTTATTTTTATTTTTCTTTTCTTTTAGTAGTTTATTATAAATTTTCTCAACACCAGTAACATAAGAATTTGAACCTGTACCATATTGTTTTAACATAAGTTTTAAGACATCGTCCCCCTCTTTACCTTTTTCTATAGTTTTTCTTAGTTTACCTTCTATTATTTGTTTATTTAATTTTTTATATTCTGCTCTGTTATCATCACTGCCCCCTAAAGTACCTGCTCCTCCGTATTCATATAAATCTTGTACCTCTTGTTGAGTCATACCATCTACTAATTGTGTCTCTTTATCTATAAATTTTTTCCAATCATCTCCCCCATACTTTAAGAATAATTTACTTTGATCTACTAAGGATTTGTGAAAATCAGTATTCATATTTTCTACATCATAATATTGTCTAATACCTGGCGTAGTTATATCTGACATTATGAACTCAGTTAATTGCCCCGGCCCATAAGCAGATGACCCACTTCCTTTCTTTTTTGTTCTTATAAATGGATCATAACCTTCAGCCATTTTTCCATCCGGGAAATAACCCCTATGCTCATGTTGTTGTATAGCACTATATAATAACTCAATATCATAACCAGATAAATCAGTATCTGCAACTTCATAACCATCTCTAGTAAATGAATAGGTGTCATCTACTACTGGCGCTGCTGCAGTTTCAACTGAATCGGTTACAATCCCACTACTAGTATCTCCTTGGTATCTCGGAGCATTTTGAATTGGTGCATTGTAGCCTGTAGATTCCACATTCACATTATCTCCTTCTTTTGTATATGTATTATAATAACCACCTGACTGCTGGTTTCCTTTATTTTGTGGATTGAAGAACTGTTCATCAAATGTTTGATCATCACCATATGTTCCAGATCTATTGTAATAACCAGCCCAATTACCTTTTTGAGCTTTAGTTGTCATACCTGTTTCGTTAGTAATGTGTTCTGCACCACCTGTCCCCGTACATGTACCCATATAACAAGTACCCGTAGTTCCAGGACCCCATGCATTCAAAGCTTCAGTAAAAGTGTCTATCTTATCAGGTGTATTTCCATATTTAAAATCACTTCTTGTTCCTTCTGATAACGTACCTGCCTTTGATAAGAACATATTATCATTATGTTTTAATATGTATATATCTGAACCCTCACCCATGCTTTCAAAATAGGACTTATAGGCAGCTAACTTTTCTTCTGAGGAAAGGTTTTTGTATAATGCTTGTTGTTTATACTGTGCTTGTTTTGCTTCTATTAAAGGATAAACAGCATCATTAGCCTGTGCCCACTCCTCATCACCCTCATATGTGTAATATCCATAGTTATCCTCATAGAACCTATAAGCCCATTTATTTTTCTTAAGATCTTCGAATGAACTAAATTTATGTTTATTATTAGCTGAATCGTCACCCCAATCAGTATACGCTTCCCCCTCTTCTCCCCCTCCCCACCCGGGAGTTGTATTATAATCAGGATTATTCTTTTTAAATAGTTCAAATGATCTGGCATTTTTCCTCTTGAGTGCTTTCTCATATTCCGCAGGATCATAATCAACCTTTCCTTCTGATCCATATAATTTACTATTCATTTCCTCTTGAACATCATCTGCACGAACAACCTGATAATTACCAGCCCCGTACTTCTTATCAAGATCTGCCTTCATTCTCTCAAAATCAGCGTCAAACATACTTATATCATTTCCATCGCCTCCAATGAATATAGTTGCCTTACTCCTTCTCGTTACACCATTCCCCCTTCTAAGTTCTCCCTCCTCTTTAACTACATTACTACCTTCATCTCCTTGATATTTTATAGCTCTAGATATACCTCCTGTTTTAAATTTAGGGGTGTCAACACCTTTACCACTATCCTTTTCTTCTCCCCCATATTTCAATTCATCTAGATATACTCTACCATATATTTCTGGGGAATTCACCCCTACAGCACTTTGTACTTTATCCATAATAGCATTAACACTTTTATTGTCCACCTTAAAAGGATCTAAATCCCATTTATCATAATATGAAACATATTCTCTACCATCTTCATCTGTACCTCTATCTATTGTAAAATTACCAAGAGTACCCTCAGCATTTACTACTTTTTTTCCAGTAAAGTCTTTTCTTGTTTTTACCATCCATGGTATATCTTGGTCTTTTGAATCTATTCCTGATCCAGGTTTAGAACGTTTTATAGGATTTTTATCATCTATAACTGTGTTTAGTTCTCCACCCTCAGAGCTTAAAAATTCTTTTAATAGATCTTCTGTAACTTGAGAAGTATAGTATACTGCATTCTTATCTTTTGAATCAGATGGTCTATATTTAGATGCATTAACAGTATTATGTTTTTGATCTTGCCCCATTACCAGTTGTAAAAAATCCTCCCTCTCCTGTATTAAAGCTTTATATTTATCTGGGGGCATCGTGTTTTCCAGCCTGTCTCTTAGTATTGAAGTATCCTCTCTACCTCGTAATGCATTATAAATTTTGCCAAGAGGGCCATATCTTTCTACTTCATTTTCCTCATTTATACGGGAACCATCATAACCTACAGGATATAAATGTTCAGCTAATTGTTTTCTAATAGGATTAGTTAACTTTTCTAAAAATGTTGGATCTGGAGTTTCAACTATTCCTGTATTATCAGTACCTTGTTTTATAGCTATACCCCCATATTTTAATACAGGAGCTTCACCTACAGTTGAAGATGTGTCAACCATAAAATATTCTTCATCTGGACTCAGTATACCTTGGTACATACCATCAGCTTGCACCTTAACAGCATAATCTTGTCTTCCTTCTAGCATATGATTAAATGATTTCTCAAAATTTAGATTAGCAGAAGTACCATAAGCAGCTCCCTCCAAACCCTGACGTATCTCTCTTGTAGTCTCAGCTTCTATATGCCCTTCAGATTCTTTAGAGTTTGTACGGAATTCTTCAAAAAGCTCTAAATAACCTCCCTTGTGCCCTGAAGCTTTAGCGGCTTTAATTATATTTAATCTATCGCTATTTTTCACTGGAACCTTTAACTTTCCTGTCCGCATTAGATGTTCTTATATCTGCACTTCTATCTGCATTTGAAACTCTTTCACCAGATTGTATTTTCATTATATCTATAGATTCATCAGCTCGATTAGATCTAGCATCCTCCTCTTGAATATCCCCTTTAATAGCTATCTCCTGCTTTTTAAGTTCAAGTTCTTTTTCTTTAACTTCTATCTCTCTATCTTTAATCTCTTTAGCAGTAGTTATTTTTTCCATTTCAACTTCAGTTTTATCTGACACTTCTGCAGAAATCAATGCTTTCTCAATCTCAACTTGCCTATCTTTTTCTTTATTAAGATTTTCATTATCCATTTTCATTTGCTCCAGTTGCATCTGTTGCTGTTGAGCCTCTTGCTGAGCTTGCTGTTGAGCTTGACCCAATTGTTCCATATGAGCTTCTGCTTCTTTAATTTTGGATTTTATTTGCGTGAAACTATCTGAATCAATAGCTTCTGCAACTAAAGATGCAGGTACTCCATTTTGAATCATGGATTGCGCTAATGATTCTACTTTTAATTTCTTCTCTAAATCAGCGCCTGAATCTGATACAAATACCCCATACTCAGATTCCATGTGAGATACAGGATCCATTGATAAAAACTCAGATGTACCATCCGGCATAACATACATTGTTTTCTTTCCTAGAACCCAAGCCTCTTTAGAATAATCTAATAAAGCCTGAAGATCTCTTTTTTCTAAAGATGAATATTTTTTAAATAAATCTTCTGTAATATGAGAGGACTGCATAATAGCTTGTTGAGAGGTAGACTTACCTTCATATTGCCCAACCTGTCCTTGCCTTTGCCTATTAACCCCAGAAATTCTTTCCCATTCTATTATAATAGAATCTAATAATACTATATACTGCTCTATAGTTTTAATAGACAGATCTAATACTGACTGATGTTGTGGTGATAAATTTATACCTTCTTTATTATAATCTACCCAAGCAATCCCTGTGGCATCTACATAATACATAAACTTATCCATATCCCATTTCTTTGGGATCATATTAATATCAAACTGTGCTATAATATCTTTAGATTTAGAAATGGCTACTTCTAAACGATACTTAAAAATATTATAGTTTAATTGGTAAGGGATACCCAGAGATATTAAGGATATATTATTAGAATTATAATTAGAGTACCTTCTACCATTAATAGGTAATTTACATCTAGAAGGATTATCCATGGAGGTTCTCTGGTTTAATATAGGTTTAAGACCTACATATATATCCTTACCAATTCTTGTTCCCTCCCAAACCTCATTAGTCCACTCCCACTTTATAGTCGCACCTGCTTCTTCTAATTCTGGGGGCATCTCAAATCCATCTGGTACAATTTCTTCTTCCATATCACCTGTATTTGGATCCATAAAAGATAAAAAACCTATTCGTCTTCTAGACTTCCAGTATACATTTATAACCTCTATAAGTCTTGATTCGCCGCGCCTTGACTCTGATGCTTTATTACTGAGCCATGCAGAGGACTCTGTATTATATATCTCAGGATCTTCTAATCTAGAAGTTTCTTCAGGTGTTAATTCATCATGAAAATGATCTATTATAGTAGAAGCATGTGAAAACTTTCGTACTGACGCCCAGTCCCCGTCTTCTACAAAATCTAAATCTGGATCTAAATCATAATCAACATCTAGAGGATTAAGTATTTCATAAAATACTTCATTATTTCTTACACCTCTGTGCGTGTAGACCTCTCCAGATACTAAAAAATTAAACCATCCTTTTCTAAACTTATCTTCTAATTCATTATTTTGATGAATGTAATTTAAAGCTTGCTGACCTTTTAAGGCTCGCATGTCTACATATGTATTATTAAATTCCTTAGCAATGTGTGCTGGAGTTTCAATTTCTGCTTCGTCTACAGGCTCCATTCCCTCCATTTGTCCCGCCTGCTGAACTTTAGCTACAAACATTTGACGTAAGGCAGCTAGTAGTTTACTTTTTTTATCTTCCTCTCTTAAATCTATAGCATCAGAATTGGTTACAGCTACTGTAAAATTAAAAGGTCTTTTAGATTTCTCCCCTAATAACAAATCAATAACAGGTTTTAGAATTGGATAATTCCTAAGTTTAGAAGGAAAGTTTTTTCTAGATTTACCATAAGGTTTTAAAACATAATTGTAATCATGCTCGTCTATCTCTCCATTATAAAAATCAAATAATCTTTTTAATTCCCCTCTTCTATCACTAATATTATGCGCAGTGTGATCAGCTAAACCTATAAAAGCTTCTACACACTTTATAGCCCACTTTTTATTTTTTTTTGATGTTGGTAATTTTTGCTTTGGAATTTCTTGACTCATAATCGTTTTGCCTTAGTTTAATTAACCTACAAATATACTCATTTATTTCTTAACTCTAGTATTTTAAAATATAATGGTATATTATATTATTACTATAACACTTATAAATAATTGCAAATATCGTACATAGAATATTTTAAAGTAATTTCTTCTCCTTGCTCTACTCTCCTTAGAGTCTTTATTCTTTTATATGACATATCATCACTGTCCTCGATTAACTCACAATTGGCATTTTCATTATGATTAATAAAACCCCCCAAAGGAGTCCTTACATAATTATGTTGAAAATTTGTATCATAGACATGACTAATTCCCATATCAACTCCTTTAGGTATATCTTCTGTTGCAAATATTCCAGCCCCATGTATAGCAGACGAACCTATTGACAGGTACTCTGGTAGAGGCATATAAGATTCTTTTTTACATTTATTATCCATTAGTAATGATTTTGATCAAACCACTTGTCAGCTGCTCTGTCTTCCAAAACGTCTCGTACTTCAGAATTATATAACTCTCTATTATGAAACATTCCTATCATTAACGACATAACTCTATCAAAGTTACCGGCGTGGTTGAATTTTATTAATTCAGTTATAAGTGCAGGGTCATGTATAGTATGTAGATTAAGATAAGCCTCCCCATCAACATCTTTACCTCTAGGTGTAATAAGCCAATCTCTTATATATATCTCCCCCTGTCTTTTTCTAGGCTCAGTCATATGCATACCATATTGTCTTCGAACTTTTCTTGATTGCAGTTCTCTTTTATCTAGCATCTCAAATTCCTCTTGTAGCCTGTGTAACTTTCTATGT